GAAAGCCTAGCTGGTTGGTTGATGATGACTGCATCCTAACACGACTTCCCACAATCTCACACTTATTTTATAGGGATAAACCCTTAGATCGACGTTACTTCCACGTCGTGCGGCCTGCGCTTGCCGTCCATTAGATCGTGCAGGCGCTTTTCGGTCAGGCGGTGGCAGCGAATCATGGTACGCGCAGGCAGCATGTCCAACAGGTCGCCATAGTCGCTCAGGATGGCCCGAACAGCCTGTATTCCAGCCCCGTCCATGCGAATGGCACCACCGGCCAGGTTACGACGCCCGGCCAGCGCAAGGGCCGTAATCGCGTCCACCAGCAGGCCGCTGGCATCCTCGCAGATCGCCATATCTTTAATCAGCGTTTCCATCAGGTTCACCGCGTCGCTGACCACCCGCCAGTCGTCCGTGGTGGGCGCTGGCGCAATCTCCATCGCGTGCAAACCCTCATACATCCGCGTGAGCTGGTGGCGGCGGTAGTCCAGCGGCAGCGGCTCGGTTGAACTGGCCATCATCTCGTCCATGATGGTGTAATACTTCGGTCGGGCAATTGCCCGTCTTTTACTTTGCTTGCGACTCACTCGACAGGCCCAGCTTGACATAGTGCAATATCTGAGCTGCCAGCGTGCGCGTGCTGTGCTCGGCCATCTTGCGCAGCTCACGCTCCACCTCGGCAGGCAAGCGCACCGTCATGTAACGGTCTTTGATCTTCTCGTTCATAAATTTCCTTTGTGTTCGTCAAAAAAAGCGCTGATCTTTGCTTTCGCATCCTCAGCACCTTTTCCCACTATACAGCAGTAATTCACACTTTCAAGATACATAATGATGCTTTTCTGGTCAGGGCTTAGGCTTCCACCATTTACCCGCTTCATCTCAATCCACAGGCGCCAAGCAGGCACGAACAGGTCAGGGATACCGGCCACAGTGCCTTCTACCTTCAGCGCCACCGCAGTGGCCATGCTTCGCGCCCCGCCATTGGGGATAGAGTGAATCAGGACGCCAGGGTAAGTGCGGCGAAACCACTGCACTACCAGCGCCTGCTCGTAGTGCTCAGAGGGTATTTTTTGAGCGGTCAAAAAGGCACCTCTCCTTCCCACTCAGGACAAGCGCTCGGCGTGGCTGCAAAATCCTCGGGCGGCTCCATGAAGAACACGACGCACGTTCCCTTCACGTCGTAGAACTCACAGGTGTGGCAGCACATCGGTGGCCCGAAGGCAATCAATCGCTTGTAGTCCGTTATCAAATCCGGTTCAGCGTGTCTCATTCCCAACTCCTTTTCATTACTCTAAAAAACTTCCCATCCTTGCGGAATTCAATAAACTTTGGCGGCGTGGCCTCATTCATGTTGGCGGCCATCTCGTCCATCGTTGCCACGTTCAACCCGCCAGGCGCAATGCTGGCGCTGGTGGCCAGGCTCAACAACTGGCCCATCGCCCGCTGGCCCGCATAGCCATCGTGGGCAATCGGCAGATATTCCGTAATCGGCGCATCGCTCAGGCTCCCGTAATAGGTCACGGCAAGCATATCCTTGCCACTGGCCTTGCTGGTGTGCTTGCGCCAGTTCCAGCTTGTCACCTCCATATCGGTGCCTTCCAAGCCCATGATGTCATCATTTCGCAGAACCATTGACTTTTTTACCGGCTCAGGAAACAAAGCACCGCAGGCTGGGCAGACCATCGCAGAGATGTGCACCAGCTCCCCGCACTCGTCGCAAACCTTTACCGGCGCCTCGCCATCGCCAGAACTCCCCTTCTTGGGCGGCTGCACGGCAGTGATTGGGCCATGCGTCTCCACTACGCCAGCGAAGTCCAAGACCAGGCAGTGGTCGGTATGCGACTTCACGCGCATCCCCCGGCCAGCCATCTGCACATAAAGGCTGGCGCTCATGGTTGGGCGCATCATCACCACCAGATCAATATCAGGGTAATCAAACCCCGTGGTCAGCACATTGGCGTTGGTCAGCGCACGCAGGCGCCCGGCCTTGAAATCGGCCAGCATCCGAGCGCGATCAGTCTTTGACGTTTCCCCCGTCACGCACTCAGCAGCAATCCCATGCTCGCGCAGCACCTCGGCCACGTGGTTTGCGTGTTTTACGCCAGCGCAAAAAAACAACCATGCTTTTCTTTCTCCAGAAAGATTAAGCACCTCGCGCACAACAGCCTGATTCTGGTCGTCGGTATCTACGGCGGCCTGCAACTCGGATTCAATGAACTCGCCCCCGCGTTTATGCACTCCCGACGTGTCCAGCTTGGCCCGCGTCACCTTGCTGCGTAGCGTAGACAGATACCCCTTGAAAATCAGCTCCTCGATGCTGACCGGCGTCAGCAGATCGTCAAACATCGCAGGTTTGTCAGTGATGAGGCCATGCCCCAGACGAAAAGGCGTGGCCGTCAAACCTACAACGCGCAAGGCCGGATTGATCGCCTTCAACTCGCCCAGCAGCTTGCGGTATCCACCTTCGTCTTTATGGTTGACCAGGTGGCACTCGTCAATGATGACCAGATCGACGTGGCCCAGCTCCTGAGCCTTGCTGCGCACCGACTGAATGCCAGCAAACGTAATCGGCTCGCCAAGGTCACGCTTTCCAATGCTGGCCGAATAAATCCCCATCGGCGCGCCCGGCCAGTGCTGGCGCATCTTCTCAGCGTTTTGGGTGATTAATTCGGCCACATGGGTGAGCATCAAAACCCGCGTCTCTGGCCACGATTGAAGCGCATCCTTGCACAGCGCGGCCACAATATGCGACTTTCCGGAGCCCGTGGGCAGCACCAAGCAGGGATTGCCAAGATTTCCAGCCTCGAACCAGGCATAAAGCTGGTCGATGGTGCGCTGTTGGTATTCCCTTAGCATTACGCCACCACCCTTGCACCAAAATCGCGGCGCATCTCAGTAATCAACGGGTCACCGGTACCGCAGGCATGTGCATTGGCCAGCAGCTCACGCGAGCTGAACACGCCTTCAATCTCGGGGTCTCCGTTGGCCACGGTCGTGCCGTTAATTTCATAGACAGCAGTAAACGCATCCGGCCCGTCTTTGCGTTTCCACGGCACCAGATCAGGATGCAGAACGTGGCTCTCGCAGCCCGTGCGCTGGGCATCCAGCGGAATCACGTCGTCCCACTTTGCGCAGTGCCATGTGGAATCGGATAACGGCGTGGCCATTGCGCAGGTTCGGCAATTGACGTGCTTGGTCGTCTTGCTGCCAAAGCACTGGTCATGGCCATCGCAGAATTTGCATTGATACCAGCTCGCATCCGAGCTGATCGGTTCAGGCATCCGATCGGTTAACGCAATACGGTGACCGCGCGCAATGGCCTTGCCTGCCACCTCTTTGTCCAGCTTAATGCGCTCGGTGTGAATGCGGTCGTCATCCTTGCATACAGCCAGGTACAGCGCCCGGTCCAAACCCGTTCCGGCCATGTAGGCCTGCATCTGCACAAAATGCTCGGGCTTCGACTTCTCAACGCCATCCTTCACCAACGAATCAAACGACTTTTTGGAATGCGTCTTGAACTCAGCAACGTGTTTGGTCTTTGGTGCACCCGGCACCCCACTATCAATAATGGCGTCCAGGCTACCAGAAACGTGGCCACCAAAGTCCACCCGGTGCTGGCCCGTGGTTTGCCGCACGTCCATGCCGATAGCCCGCAGGTCGCTAATAATGTTCGGCTCTTCTTGGTGGCCCCGGCGGAACAGGCGAAGAATGCGGCCAGGGAAGGTCGGCTGCACAGCCCAGCGGAACGACAGCCACAGCCAGCGATCACACACATGGCCCAGCGTACTGGCACCCAGATGCGGCCGTGGCACCTCGGCCTGCGCCTCGTGGTGCTTGTCAATCAGCGCTTGGATATTGTTGGTTTCTACTTCTGGAATTTTCATGGAATTCTCCTAAAAGGTGGGGGGACTTGCCTCATTAAGCCTGGAAGGTGACACAGAGCTTCCCGATCATGGAGTACGCATCCCCCCGAAAATTACTTCTTAGCCCAAGGTGGTGCGGCTTTGGCCGTTGCAGCTTGTGCGGCTTCGGCCTGCTTTACGAAAGGTGGCACACCAGCAGCAGGCGCAACGCTTCCGGAAACCGATTTAAAGGCCTTGACCTCGTTGCTGGCACCGTATTGCGCATCCTCTTTCACTTCCAGCTTGATAGCGATCTGGCCACCGATGAGTTGGTCAGTGTCCGTCACCTTGGCTAGGCCAATGGCGCGCATGATGTCGCCCAACTGCTGGCGGCCAATCTCTTCGGCTTTCGGGTTGGCATTCTTGATGTTTAGGTTTCCGAACACAACACGCCCTTGGTGGCTGGGGCCGGTCACGTCGTACCGCAGCTTGATGTACTGGCCATTGCCAGCCTTCGTGGGCTTCAATTCGGCCTGCGAAATCGTCACGGTGTACCAGCCCGCAGGCAAGGGTTCAAAGTTGCCATTGCCTTGGGGCAGTTCGTTGACGTTAAATTCTTCGTTGAGAAAAGCCATGATTAATCCTTGATAGTGATTTTGAAAGAAGGGCGGCCAGGTTTGGCCGTAATTGCACCGGCCAGAGGCCCGGTGATAGTTGCATCGGCAGCTTTCCATGCCGTCATGTTTATTTCAGGTTTCCAGCGGAACAACTTGGCCAGGTGCTCACCCAGACCAAACTCAGCGGCCAGCTCCTGCACCTTGTCGCCGTCAACCTTGCGGTCGATACGGCCAGAAACTTTGACCACAAAGCCTTCCGGTTCGGCAGTCTCGGTGGTCTCGAAATTCTCAGGAATGGCCAGCAACTTGACCATCTGATCTTCAATCTTGCGACGCTCAGTTGTGGCTTTTTCTTCGTCGGCCTTGTACTGCATCCAAAATGCAGACAGTAATTTCAAGTCGGCGTGCATCATGCTCGGCCACCGATCTTGGCAATGATTGCACCCAGGTCAGGCGCTTCCCATGCGCCCAGCTTGCCGGAACGATCCTTGGCCAGCCAAAGGCCATCCGAATCGCACATCAAAGCGCGCTGGGTTACGCCTTCAGCATCACGCTCAACGCGCAGCGCCAGCACTTCGTCAAAGAAGTAAGGCAAGCCTTGGGTCAGGCTTTTGCCTGGCATTCCAGGGTTATAAAGCATCTTGCCCATTTCGTCGGTGCTCTTTTCCAGCTTGGCGCTCATGAACACATGCTTTCCCGGCAGATCACGGAAGGCCCGGATCAGCTCTTGCATGGTGCTGTTCATTTCACCGTAGGCAGCGCGGCCATCCTTGGACTTCTTCATTTCGTGGTGCAGTACAACCTCGGCCACTTCCGAGATGCTGTCCAGTGCCACCGACTCAAAGCCTGCGGCCTCCTTGGAATCCTTGCACCAGCTAAATGCCTCGCGCAAATCGTCCATGCTTGTAATTTCGATGTAAGGCAGGTCAGCGTCCTGAATGGACAGCAGGCCACCTTCGGCTGAAAGCACAATCACGTTTGGCAACGTCTGCACAAGCGTGGTCTTGCCTGCACCCGCTGCGCCGTACACCAACAACTTCACACCATTGGCGGTAAGCCCGCCCGTCGTCTTTAAATTGATAGCCATCTGGCTCTCCTTTTTTAGCACCCGTCTGGAAATCAGTTCGGTGCATGGCTGAACTTTAACACACAAAATAAGGTAAGATGCACACATCGCAATAAATTTTTTACACAAAGGAAAAAAAACATGATGACCTTAGAGCAAATCCGCAACGCCCTATCAGATCGAATGCCGGTCAAGGTAGCAGAGGCCACCGGCCTGCACTACAACACCATTCGAGAAGTGCGCGACAACCCAGAAGCAAACCCTACTTACAAGGTCATGCTGGCGCTTTCCACCTATCTGGAAAGCCGCAAGGTGACGCATGGCTGACCTCACTACCGTATTGAATGGGCCTTGGGCACCGACGCAAGAGAAACGGGTGGCACCGCCAGAGGCGCAGCTCATTGACGCCATGCGCGCGGCAGGCCTTGAGCCACCAGACGAGATACACATGGACGGGAAAATCCATCGTTTCAAGTCAGGCACTAAAGGCTCACCAGGACACGGCGACAAGCCCGGCTGGTACTTGGTGTTTGGAGACGGCATTCCAGCCGGTCGGTTCGGCTGCTGGCGCGCAGGCATGGAAGTGACCTGGCGCGCAGACGTAGGACGCAAACTCAGCCAGGCCGAAGAAATGTCCCACGCCCGGCGCCTTAGCGAGGCCAAAGCCCTACGCGATGCAGCACTGGAGCGGCAGCACCAGGTGGCCAGTGATACGGTAGAGAAAATTTGGACCACGGCCAACTCGGCAAGCGCAGAGCATCCCTATTTGGCAAAGAAGGGAATCAGCGTCCACGGCGCACGAATTACCGGCGACGGCAGGCTCATGGTTCCACTCTACGACCAAGACGGCAGCCTGGCCAGCCTTCAATACATCGACCACGAAGGCGGCAAGCTCTACCACCCAGGCGGCCAGACAGGCG